GGCTACTGCCAAACCTTTGATGAAATCGTTAACATTCAAATTCAGAAACGTGCTGTTCATAATTGTCTATTTTTCGAGTTGAGAAATACGATGTTCGTGATCCTTTACATTTTCTTTTATCTGCTCCAAATCCTTTGACACAGCCACATCAGACATCAAAATACCCTGCACTATCTTTTCAAATCTATCTAATCGCTTAATAAATTGATTTGATACAAATCCAATAAGAGCGATTACAATCCCGATTAAAACATTTGTCATCATTGCCGTTGTCATAGGTTGTTATATATTAAAGTTTGAGCGTGAGCAGGTATATCTTCGTCTACTATTTCAAAGTTTTCAGGGTGTTCTACAATAGATGGATGTTGCTCTAATGGCAAATTCCAATCATTTGTATATACTACGTTATATGCAATAAGCTCGCCAATTTTATTATTTAACTCAAGTTTTTGTCTTATATGTATCATTGTGCAAAATATTGTATTGTTGCGTTCATAATTCTATATGATGCGTTATTAGCTTGATTAATTACAACCTCATAATCATTTGTCAAACCTGTGTTTTGTCTTAAAAAAACTTTTGAAAAAACAGTTGCTACACCTGTTGTAGATGATACCATATAACCGCTACCATAACAAATGATTTCATTATTTGAAGTTAATCCAGTTGGTAAAATTGGAGCAGGTAAACCATCAGGCAATTCCATTGCTACCTGACTGATAGTACCATTATTTGCATAGGTTAATGTTATATGCAATGTAACGAGGTTGCCAACCTGCGACCATCTAAATGAATGATTTATTGATCCACTTGGATTTAATGTGCCTGTAAATCCTATTGAATCAGAATAGGTTTGATTTCCAAACTGCTTAAATATTTGTGCAGTAGGATTTGCAGCAGATGTTGTGTTATTACCCATAAAGGAATTAGCAGGTAATGATTTTTGCTGCAAATTGCTCGTATCTGTTGTATTGAATTTTGCGTTAATTCTATTGCTTAAAGAAATCGTATCTGATGCGGATAATTTTGCATTAATACGACTGCTCAAAGATGCCGTATCTGATGGTTTCAAATAACGTGTTCCTATTGCGTTTGTTATTGTTACATCGTGCCAAAGTGAATCCACTCTGCTAAATTGTAACAAAACAGAATCGGCAGGAACTAATGGAATTGACACATCTGATAACTCATCTAACTGCCATCCGTTTTCTATCTTAATTTCAATGCTGCCGAGTGTTGGGTGCGCTCGTGTAATACTTCCTATCTTACAAATGTGAAATGGCGATAGTGGCTTAGTGGTTGTCAACCCTCCTGCCGTTGTTGGAGAAAGATAAACTATATCACCATCAGTAAATGATGATGTAGGTAAATTTAACCCTGTAATATTCCCTGCCTGTATTATTATGCCTGATGAATTATCTGCTATATCATCAGCAACAAGTGCAAATGTTTTGTAACTATTATCCTCATTGTTCGCCTGTGCTTTTGCTATCGTTGGTAAATTAGATGAATGCCTACCGCTTATATAAACAACGCTGCCCTTTGCAATAGTCGCACCTGTATTATTGTAAACATTAGTAATCAACCTTTTTGCATTTGTTGAATTGTATATTGATGCTATGTCGGTTGTTGTAGTTCCTTTGATAACTCTTATTGATGAATCATTGATTGATGTAACAGATTTTACAAATTGATTTGTTGTGTCTGCAATAGTTAAATAATTGCTTAACATAGATGCAGTATCTGTATACTTAACACGCTCATCAATACGATTGCTTAAAGATGTAGTATCTGTACTGCCACCGCCACCGCTTACCTGCGACCAAGCCTGAGTTTTTGGGTTGTATTGATAAAATCTATTGTTACACGAATCAAACGCAATAGCCGCTCTGCGTGTTGTAAATTGAACACTCTTTAATGTAGGAACACCGCACGTTGTAGGTATTTGCAAAGTAGAATCAAATACCATTCTATTTGCCTGATAACCATACTGAGGCATCAACTGATAAACCTGTGCAGATGATTGCAAACAAAATAAAACAAATAGTATCGTTATTAATTTTCTCATATAGGGAAATCGCAGTTATTAAATTGTCCAGTTGTAAATATGTTAAATGTCAAAGTTACCCCACTCAAATAATCCTCGAACTTTTCACTTATCGCATCCCATCTAATATTTGAATCAATCGTTATGGTCCTGTCCTGTCTAAGTGCCATTACTATATCATTCGCTAATTGATGTTGGTCGCTAATAACCTCCTGTTCAAATTCACCCTCCACACCGCTTTTATCCAAAAACCAAAACTGAATTGAATAAACCAAATCACGCCCTGCGTTTATCTGTCCGTTATTGATATTAAACAAGGCAACAGGGAACTGCGGCATATTAGCGTAACCTATCCACTCCGTTGGAGTTGCAAACCTTGTCGTTTTTATTATTACGTTGCTTGTCAGCAGGTCGGTTATCTTTGTTATTATTTGGTTGTATGTCATTAAATTTCTGCTTTACTTTTTCTATCCATTCCTTTTTATATCCTTTGCTCATAAATTATCTGTATAAAAATGTAAATAGTTCTCCTGCCATCGCAACATCGCCTGTGGGTAAAGTAACAACCCCTCCAACGATTTGTAAATAACCTGTGTCAGCTGTTGCCGTTTGTGTGATGCCTTTCGCTAATCCGCCACGTGATGCAAATAAAACTGTTCGACCTGCTAAGGTTGAAAGGCTAAAAGTAGATTCACCACCTGTTGCCGTGTAATAAACAATATCAGGAGCGGAGTAACCCGATGATGAATTTACATATTTGCTCGTTTCAGGTATGTAAGCATTGCCCAAATATATCGGACACGTGTAACCCTTTTCCTCAGGAAAAATAATATCTAATCCGCTACCATAATTCAAATATTCAAAATAGAGGGTGTAATTTTCCTGTAAATATTTTATTAATCGCGTTTTGTAAAACTCCGCCAAACTCAAATACTTTTGCTCAATCAATTCTAAATCTGCCCTACTCGGTGGTGCTGATTCCTCTGATGTCTTTTGTAAAAATCCTTTGCTGAATAATTGAAATCCCATTGTCATCGGTAACATACTCATCGTGTACCAAATCAAACAATCTGTGATGTAATCATTAAGCAAAATAACCTCATTTGCATTTAGATTATTAGCAACCACACCCGACTGCAAACGCTGATATAATTTGCTACCCAATGCAGGCTGAATATACATATCACCTGCTACCTTTACCATCGGGAAAATCTGTTTGCCATCAATCTGATTTGATGCGCCTGTTCTTTCCTTGAAAGTTTGCTCCGTAATAAATAGGATATTTTTACTCATCTTTTTTCTTCATTAATTTTGATGACCAACGATGCCTGCAATATGGTCTATTTTCACCATCTATATTATACCATCCGCCTCTACGATCCCAAACACTATAACCAACACGCTCAGAAATGCTTTCTATATCGCTCCTGCTCCACGTCTTACGCTCACTTAATTCTAACATTTTTATACAAAAATCTCTATTTCTGTTATCTCGTGGCCCAACATATGAATAACGAATAACTAACTTTGTAACTTTGCTTTTCTTACCCGGTAACTCCGATGCAGGTTTTAACACCTCATAAACAGGCTCAGCGTTTATCTTAGATGGTATTGATTTTATTATATTTCTTTCAACGAAATCATTAATAATATCAATAACCAAATCCGTGTCCAGTTTCAAAGTTCGTGCGATAATGATAGGAGTTATATTTTTATCCTTCGTTATCAATGTCAAAATATCTGCCTGCGCCTGAGTTAAATTATCTGCAAAATATTCACGATAACTTTCACGTGCTACCTCAGTATAATTTTTTTTTTCATCACCGCAGTTTTCAAACTCCAATATCAAACGCTCATCTTCAGTTAGTGAAAACTTTTGTACCTCATCCTCAGTTAACGGATTGTCATCTATTCCTAAAAATGTATCTACATCAGAATCAGAAAAACCAAATCCATTTTTAAGCATTAGTGTTGCCTGTGCTTTGCTTAGTTTGCCGTTCCCAAACTGCCTAACAATTCGCATCACGTTTTGATATTGCCTGCCTGATAAGTTCCTGATTGCCTCGTTTGCCTTTTGCTCAACTTGCTGAGGTAGTTCACCCGGTAACGCCTGACTGCCATCTGCTGTGATTGCGTTAGATTCTAACGGCTCGCGCCCCATCAATTCCCTGATTTCATTCTGTGTTAAATTAGCCGCCATAATCGCCTCAGAAAATTCAAACTTCAACGGCTCAACAGGTTGTAAATAAAACTCGCCTGCCTCTCCTTTCAGATTTCTGAACTGCGTGAAAATCTCATTATATTCCATCTGCCTTTCCTGTACATAAACATTATTGAAAACCTCGTATGCCTCACGGATTTCGTTTCTACTTCCTAACTGCCCATCAACTTTAACGCCAAACAATGTAGGCGATACGACCTGATGGCATATCATTATTTCGTTAGTGATGAGATTATTTACATTCGTGAAATCCTCTTTTGTAAGCATTGTATTACCGAGATTAACAATCTCAGCAGCGTTATCTTTGCTCTTATTGAACATTATCACTAAACGCTTACCCTCATCGCCTGTAAACTTTTTGAGCAAACCTCTTTCAACTTCGCCCTTATGTTCCTCGTTAACAGGATCGCCATTGTTTAAGTTAATCAAAGTGCTACCTACAAAACCCTGATTAGCATTACCGAGAATATGCCTGCTTACCTTTATGTCTGATTCAATGTAATTTAATCCCTGATAATATGAAGGCAATGGGTAAACCTCACTTAGTGGATTGTATTCACGCTTAAAATAAATTTGTGAGCCGTATTTATCGTTCATATTAAACGCAGGATATTCACGCGGCTTTTCCTTAAAATCGCTCCAATCGTTTTTAACGTAATACAAACTCAAATCTTTGTTAACCCTAACCTTTGCGAAATCTATGTGATAAACCTCAGCAATCTGCCCTATACGATTCCAAATAACCTGTAAATAATAACCACGATATAACTCATCATCCTTTATACATTTCTTTACTATCTGATTCCACGTTTCGCCTCTGCTATTCGCAGTTCCTGCATCCTCAAAACCTTTGCCGTATATGTATGTGCATTTGCTCTTAACTATCGCTCCGTGCTTTGGCGATTCGTTATATAGAGATAACAGATAATTAGGATAATCGTTATTCTTTCCAAATTCTACGTAAGAATACTTACCCTTTTTTTCCTCAAATTTTGGCTGCTGAGCGTGGTCAAATTTGATTACTATGTGTTTGTAATTATCCATTGTATGTTACAAAAGTATTATTTTGTCCTGAATATTTTGTTGGCTCAAACTCACTCACACCGCTAAGATACATCAAACCAGTTTCAACAGGCACACTATCCGTATCTATTGTGTTAATATTATTTGAGGATGTTTGATAACATTTGTAAGTCCAAAAACCTTCCTCAGCATTCGCAAAATATGTGTTAACGACCAAATTCATTTTCATATACCTATCAGTCGTGCTGATGTCATTAAACATAAAAGAAACTACATCCTGCGTTATTCTATTTGTAAAGAAAATCCCAACGTAATAATCAGGATCAGTTAAATTTTCTTTTGCCGTTATGTAGATAGGTATCGTTTGACCTTTTGCGATTGTAATCATAATTAAAAAACCTCCGACTTTTAATCGGTCGGAGGCATTTCTATTTTGAGTTATTGAGTATTAAGTACCCGGTGTTTCTAATGTTGCTGCAATGTTTGCAGGAACTACTAAGAAATCCTCTCTTTCTTGTGATGAAAAAGTAAGTAGATAACCATTTCTATCTGCTAATCCAGTACCACTACCTGCCTCTGTTGTTTCAAGTTGCAAACCGAACTCCTTACCATACATACGATAAGTACCATCTCCTTCTTTAAGTACAAAAGTAAGACGATTTTTTGCAAGTGTGGTAACGATATTTCTTACATCCGCGCTACGGCTATTGATAGGAAAAATTACCTGATGAGTATAGAAGAAAGTTCCATTTTCAATAGATGATGTAATTCCGTTATTAGCGGTTGCTGTCGCCCTTGGTATCTCAAATTTCCAGAAGCGTTTGCCTGAATTTTTTGTAAGAGCAGATACAACACCTGATGCAGATGTTACACGGCTATTTCCTGATGCGTCATACAACGCAGAATTTTCTATAAGGTACACTACTTCAACTCCGCCAACGGAGTCTCTACATTCAATAGCGTAGCCACTTTGCACTATACAGGACATATGATTATTTTTTTAGATTTAAGAAAAAAAAGGTGGTGTTTATTTCACCACCCTTTTATTCAGTTATTGAATTTTATTAGATAGCTGCTTTGAACTTCACACACTCGTTAGTGAACGCTACGTTCACACCAACTTTGAAACTTACTTTTGTGCGGATTTCATCGTTATCCTCTGAATACCATACTCTGTAATTTTGCTCCTCACCTTCCAAATCTACTGCCATCGCGATGTTAGAAACGCTCATTGCGTAAGCATCTCCAGTTCCGTTAAGTCCGTTAACAGGAACTACCTCGATGTTTGTACCCGGCAGGATGAATGAACTTGCGTTAGCATCCTGAGGATTGTAGCTAAACAGATTTAATGCTCTGTAAGCCATAATCAACAAACGATACCAATCATATCCTACAAAGATTTTAACATCACCCTTTGCCATTACAGCCGCAGGAATTGCTTTGTAGATACCCTCAGTTGCTGCTACTACGTTTGACTGAGTGATTGTGCTGATAGTTGCAACACCTGTAAATCCTGATACGTTAGCATCAACAGGACTACCGCCATCAATCAAGGCAGACAATCCATCAAACTTGTTTAGGTTGCCATCGCCTGAAGCAGTTGTACCTTGCCAAATTGCAGTTTCAAGTTGTGCAGCGATACGTGCGTTTTTCTTAGCAAGGTAAGCAGCAAGGAAATCAGCGTTACCGAAATCTGTGTAATTGCTACCTGCTTTCAATGCCTCAGCAGTAAATTTCGCCTCAAAGTTCTTAGGGCAAATGGTTTCAGAAATCATAATCTTACCCGGAGTGATTGTTCTCTGAGTAAAGGTTGTTGTTCCTGATGGATTGTAACCGCAGGCATCTGTTTGAAAGAATGCATCGGTATCCATCAAAGGTATTGCAACAGGCCCTTTTGCACCCGGTATAACAACACCTCCATCCATAATGATTTGCTGAGTTCTCGCACCGATTACGGCTGATGTCAAAAGTGGTTTGACAAGTTGTTTAGTATAATCGGAAAGTGATCCTAATGATAATGCCATTGTAATTTAATTTTTGATTTTAAGAAAATAGGATATCGTACTTAAATCCTTCTTTATTGTTTGAAAATTTTGATTCTGATTTAATCGCTGCATCTGCTACGCCTGTTGGTGCCTCTGCTAAAGTTTGTGTAAGATTCAACAAACCCTCAATTACTTGAGTTGCTTTGTTTAGTCTTGTTTCGTAGTCGGCAAATTTCTGCTCGTAAGATGCAAATTTAGACTCGTAAGATGCAAACTTTTCGTTTGTAGATGTTTCAAATGCTGAAAATTTAGCAGTCATATCCTCCTCTTTTTTGGATTCAATTTCTACCTCAATTTCCTGAGCAGGTTTGATTTCCATAATCACACCATTATCGCCCAGTACAATCATTGTGCCATCAGATAATGTATGTTCGCCCGCAGGTGCAGGAACGCCCTCAATGGTAACGATACCACCAACGGCTAATTCTGTAACCTCTACTTTTGTTCCATCTTTCAAAGTTGCCTCAATCATCTTTACTACCTCCTCCTGTTTTGGAGTGTTGACCAATTCATTAAAGGTCAATCTTAATTTTTCAATGATTTCTGTTGCTTTCATAATAATAGATATATTTATTCGTGAATAATTACGTTTAAGAGTTCAGATATTTTTTTAAGTGCGTTTTCCTCAGGTGAAATCGGTTGCTCATAGTCAAACATTCCCTCTACTGAAAACCCTCTAAATTCGCCTGCCTTAACTTGCTGCCATACGCTTTCATTCTCTACATAGAATGAGCCAAACCAACTGCCATCAGCCACACCCTCAAATCCTTTCATCGGCATAATTCCACGCTCTTTGTCTGTTAACCAACTTTCAAACATCGTAACACCTTTTACCTTTTGCTCAGGATCGTGCATAAGATTAACATGATTTTGATATTTCTTTTTGGCAAACTTTATCGCTATCTGTTTGATAGTATCAGCAGAGAATTTTACGTAATGCTCACCCATCTTATCGTTATTTCGATATATCAATTCATCTGCTAACATCAACGGGCCTGAGATAATCCGCTTTTCTTCGTTTACTATCTTAAATTCCTGTTTTCTCATTTTATCAATCTGTTCTAATTTACGTGCTGCCCATTCTATACCTGCATCACCGCCCCACGCTAACCACATCAATCTACCGCATCCATCGCCTAACTGCTTATCTGAGTTTTGTCGATGTCTTTCAAACCCTGCCATTCGTGCGATTGTATCTCTACTAATTGGTTCGCCGTTTGCCAGTTGATTTGCCCTCGCTTTTCCCACAGATGTACCACATTCACCCCATCCGTTTTCCTCTGCCCATCGCAAAGCTATTTTTGCGTTTTCTTTCGCCTGCTCAGGGTAATCGTTGTAAGATTCAAAATTCTGTGATTGTGTTACATAGCTTTTGACTTTTGCAAGGTGATTATAGATGTAATCTACATTGTGTGTCATCCCTACTAATTTGTCAATCTCTTTAATTAAATCAACAAAATCATCTGTCAATATTTCAACTTCAATCAGTTGCTGAGTTGTAGAAAAGTTTTTGGCTATCACTTCCTTTTCAATACCGAAAATACTATCCGCAATCTGAGCCGCAGACCTTATCATCCCCTGCTCATCAATTCCAACATTCATAGAAACAAGATGCGTAAAAGTAGCAACCGCACCCGGACACATATCAAAGTGTTTTGGTGTATATCCGTAAATGCTTAACTCAGAATTAAATTTATTTTGCCACTTTGAATAACAAATCGCTGATGCCTGCTCTTTATCTTTTCCCTCACTAAGTTCATATTCAATACAACGTGAAATAAAATCGTTTTCCCTTTCGCCCTTTGATGGTTCAATAAATTCGTTTTTGAATGCGAGAAAATCTTTTTTTATGGCAGGCTCATCCACTAATGCGATGTAAGAAACCTCTGCCTCATCATTTAGATTCTCGCTGATTTTTAGTTCGTAAATTGGTAATTTCATTTTTTTAAGTTTTATGATATACGTGCTGCTCTGTTTATTCTTTGGATTCGTTCCTGATTTCCGCTAACATCGGATTCAACTACATACGCCCTCGCTGCTGCTGATCCTATCTGATTAACTTGCCCCTGATTTATTAATGTAGATGCTAATGTTGGTGCTATAGGTGCTTGTATTTGTGTTGGTGATGGTGCTGATGGAACATTACCGCCACCGCCTCCACCGCCTCCCGGTACTTTTGTTGCAACTATTGATTTTATTGATTTTATACCACTTGCAATAATTGCTGCTACGTTTACAATTTTTGAGATAGTACCTATCGGCTCAGGCAAAACAGATTTAGCACGTAGTACCTCAGTCGCTCCGACAAATGTATTAATCGTTGCAGATGCAACACCCAACGCTTTACCTGCTGCTGTTTGCTTACCTACTAAATCAGACAATGTACCCAGTGCATCTCCTATCGCTTTTGCAGAATCTATTTTATTTTTCGTTTCTGCATTATCTAAAGCTATACGTGCATCGCTTAACTCTTTTGATTTTGCGTTATATTCATCAAGACTTTTTACATTGTTTTTTAACGCATCATCTAATAACTTTTGCTCTGCCGTTAATGCATCTCTACGCTGTTGAATTGATAACTCATTATTTGCTGCACGTGCTGCGAGTATCTTTAACTGATTATCTAACTCTTTCTGATTTTCCTCTAATGATAACGCATCCCTTTGTTTTCTATAATTTTCATCAATTAACGCAATACGTCTATTATATTCATCAATGTCTATTTCTTTTTTATTAAGAAATTCAATTTGCGCATCAATTTCATCCTGTTGTGATTTTGATAGTAATAATTGTTTTTTATCAAACTCATTTGTGAGCGCATTTAACCGCTGCTGAGTTATCAGGTCGTTTGTAATCTTATCCTGCGCTAATATTATTTCCTGCCTTTTCTTTTCATCCTCAGCGACTTTTTTTAATCTTTCTTCCTCTAACTTATTCGCCTCTAATTCATATTTCAAATCAATCTGTTTTAATAACAGATTTTCCTGCTCTTTATTAAACCCTTTCGCCTGAATCGCCCTTATCTCATTCTCTTTATCTATTCTCAGTTTTTCCTTTGCACGTTTATCCTCATCAGCGATTGAGTTCAAATAATTCTGCTGCTCTAATTGTCTGATTTGTTCGTTTGCCTCTTTAACTAATTCCTTTCTCTTTGCTGCCTGCTCTTTTGCTTTATCCGCTGCCTTTTTATTATTTTCCTCAGCAAGTTTTGCTAAATCATCAGCCGCCTTTTTATTTTCTGCAGTTATCTCTACATTCTGCTTACGAATTATATCCGCTTTCTCTTTGTTAGAATCATTTAGATTTTTTGTCTGTTTTGAAAACTCCTTTAATGATTCATCCGTTACCTCTTTTTGCTTTGCAATAACTTCATCAGATGCGCCATTCGCTTTGAGTGTAGCCAGTGCGTTTTTGTTTTTCTCAAAAGTATTACGAGCCGTTTCACGTGATGCATTCGCAAACGCTATCTTTTCATCAATCAACTTTAACTCTAATTCCCTGATGGCTTTTGTAGATGCACCATTTGCTTTGGCTAAATCTAATTTATATTTCTGATTAGTTTCTAATGCCTCAGCGTTACGTTCTAATGTTTTTGTTTGTTCATCTAACGCCTTTTTATTTGCCTTAACTGCCTCTTCATTTTTCTTTGCCTCTTTTGAACTATTGATAAAAAACTTTATCAGTAATGCACCTGCTGCAATGAGTGCCGTTATAGCAGTAACCAACGCTCCTATCGGATTCGCTGCCGTTGCTGCGTTCCAAAGAAACTGAGCCGCAGTAATAGCACGCTGAAAAATAGGTATGGTTTTCATAACCGCCCCTAAATTCTTAAACGCATCCTTTGCCTCTAATACTGAGTTAATTCCTTGCGATAAGGCCAACGCCCCCTGTACTTTTACTAACGTCTTTTCCAGTTCCTCAGATTCACTACCAAATAACGCCTGCGCACCTTGTACCGCAGCAAATCCACCTGCGACACCCTGCAACGCTGAACTAAACGCCTTGAATTTTGCATCAGGATTAAACGCATCTGTTAACGCTTTTGCATCTCCTATCTCATCTTTCAAATTAGCGACTTTTTTTGCCGCCTGTACTGCCTCAGCTGATGTTTCACCGAACTGCTCACGCACACGCAATAACTCAGCGTTTGCCTCTCTTAATTGTTTTTTAATCGAGCCTACGGATTTATCTGCTCCTGATGTATCAGCCGTTATTTTTATTTGTACTTCTTGTGTATCTGCCATTGTTAGTATTTTCTAAATTCAAAAGATGTATGTTCTAACGCATCATCATTTAATGCACCACCTTTGTATGAATAAATTGACATTATTGTAGATGATTCATAAAATACCTGATACAAATAATCTGCCTGCGTTAACTGATTATTTCCGATATACCACCACATTTCAGTCTTAACAAATATTGATATATCTGATTCTAAACGATAATGTCCTGTGCCTTGTCTTGTTATTGTAAATGTTGCGCCTGTATCATTAAAGAATGTTACAAATGTAGGATCGCTGCTGCCCACCTGAGAAAACTCACCAACGAATGATTTATAGGCATTCTTAGATGTTGTTACCCATCCACTCGCTGCCGCATCATATTGCAGAGATTGTGAGTTTGTTCCGGTAATATCATACCATTCGCCTATCTGTTCATCAAAATATTTAATAATCATTAGAATGATTTAATAGGTAAAGCAAAATAAGCATCTGTTTTTAATGTCCAATCATCACCTGCACCGCTGCCATCCATTGAAACCCTCCACGCATTCGTTCCAGTTCCATCGTTAAACTCTGTTCCTGTCCAATAATTATCCTGAAAGAAATCAGGTATCTGCGGATTGTTAACATCAATATTTAACATCTCATCACGTGTACCGATTCTCCAATCTGTGTAACCATTAGCAGAGAATGAATCGCAGTAGGCAATGCTACTACTCCAATTTCTTTGCGTGTAATCTATATCCTCATTTTTAGCACATATTAAGCCGTGCTTATTGTTTGGCTCGATGTATGCGATGTAACCTCCGTTTAATTCATCCCCGATATTATACTCAATAAAATATGGCGATTCAAACTCAGTATAAATAACCCTCAATAATTCAACTTCGCAAATCTCATTATCTGAATAGTCCTTAATCTTTACTAAACGATACAAAACGCCATCTAACCAAATGAATCTGCTGAAATCTAAATTGTAAATATCAGATGGCTTGAAATGCATTTTACACGTTAACAACCTGCTATCCTTATCTATAATTTCCCCGAAATAACCTGAGTAAAAAATATTAAATAGATTGTTTTGTAAACCGCCTGTAACTAATTCAAAATATAACTCCTTTGCTACGCCAAAATTCAAATCTGAAAACGCTATATCAGGATCATCCAAATGACCTGCATAAGGGAAAACACTCGTAGTTAATAATTCTGTATTTGTAGGGCTGTAAATCTTCCAACTTATTACCCCTGTTATTTTCTTTGCTCTTAAAATCCTTATATTGTGGTCTGTGCTTTCCTCAACTCCATTTGTCTTTTTGTAAATAGTGCTAATCACTTTATCCCTGTCAACATATCCTACCAATGGCGTTGCTGAAAATATAACCTCTACGCTTTGTGTATCTTTTGTGAATTCTAACTCATTATCAAAAATCCTATCCCCATAACCTTCGTTATATTTCTTCCGATAATCCTCATTGAAAAAATCAGAATCCTGTCTATACTTAAACTGATAATAACGAGCCGTTACTTCACTCATCGGTTTTATCTTAATCACCTGCGACCTGTCAACCTTATCAGACCAGTCTAAATACGTTGATGAATCTGTATTATAGAAATCAATGTAAGGAATCAACTTCAAATGATTGCTCTTATCCTTATCTTGAATTACCATTAAATTAAACATCTTTAACACAGATGTAAAAAAATCCTTTTGCAATATTCCACGTGGAATGGTATCGTTAATCGGTATAAATTCATTTAGTGTTAATTCATCAGGGATTAAGGAACGTGTTGATAACTGAAAATAACTTTGACCTGTTGATAGTCCTATATTCCACGTACCGCTACCAGGACCAACTAAATAAACAGCGATTGTGTCTCCGTTATTGTATGTAACATTAAAATTTTCAAAAGTCAAATCAAATGCAGTAGAAACGGCTGCGGCTGATGGTGCAAATGAAAAACTCGCAACGCTAACCCCGTTTAATCTTACCTCCGCTGAAAATGGTGATGATGATGATTTTGTATAACTACCTTTTAACCTTAATAATCCTTTTGACTCAACTGAACTGCCTGAGTAAGTAAATAAATTATTTGATCCATTAGGTGTAAATCCTGTTAACACATTTTGAATCCCGAATGTAATCGCTTTACTCGCTCCATCGGTATTTGTAAATCCAAATGATGTTACCGCTATATCTAATCCGTAATTAGTGTATTTGTATAATTGCTTTGCGTTGTTAGGGATTATTAACGACTTAAAATAATCCGTGTCCATAAAGTCAGATTCCCAAGTATACCCTGCGCCTGTGATTATCTTATCCATATACTCACGCACAAATAACGCAGGTCGAAACGCTCTGAGATACCAATTTTTTTTGGCAAAGTTTGCATTTGCTATCGGTGAACAATTCCCGTAATCAATCAATGGATAATAATAACCCTCTCCTGCGGTAGCATTATCCCAACTATCTTGAATTTGCGAAATGCCTAATAAGTGATTGTATTCGCTAAAATCTAATTCCTCCAATTTCTTTGCACCAAATGAAAAAAACAATCCTCCCAGTTCGCCAAACATCGCTACCTCATACTCAACATAATCGCCATCAATCAGGATTTCAAGCAATCGTATTACGCCTTTCATAACAGGCAACCCATCAACATCTATAATCGCCTGAGCAGATTTCGCAGCGTTAAAATTATACCCTACATTCGGATTTGTATCATCTGTAAAATTGCTATTTGCAAACTCAAAAATATTACCTAATAACCTGTTATTGTTTGCCGTACCCGGTAAAACAATCGTTTTTGTAAATGATGTGCTTTTACTATCAACATTCTGAAGGTCATCAATAGCATATGTTATCTGCTGACTGAATTGCTGATTAATATCTAACTCCTTATTTTCAATAAATAATCTTATCATCGTCTATATCCGTTTCGGGTTTGGTTAACATCTACCTCAATTTCAAACGCTCTTAATTGATTATTTTGATATTTTGAATACTCGTAGTTATTTGTCTTAATTGATACAGGATAATAACTGCCATCTAATTCCATATAAACCTGAGGCGATACAATCAATTCAGACAACCATTGATATTCAGCATCTGTAGGATAATCCATTGTCAACCTATACGAATGATTCGTTTTGCTGCCGTAGTTTATTTTACTTTCACGATAAACTTTGTTAGCATCGTAATAACTAACTGATGAAGACCCGAATGAATAATCTCGCTGCTCAAATCCTTTCCGCTCAACATCCATATTCAAACGGCTTGACTTATTAAAGCAGGCAGTTTCGAACATACCAAACGCATTGACAAAATGTAGGTTAATAGGTGTATAACGATTATCACACATTAGATAAACCCTAAATGATTCGCTTTCCGTTGTACCTCCTACAACAAAATATACATCGTAATACGCAACGGCTGATGTTATAGGTGTTGCACCTGCTGAGGCATTTAACGCATCGCTGCCTATATCCAGTTGTAGGAAATTATTAGACGATGTAATTGATAAACTCGTTGTGGTTGATGTGGTCGCTATTAACGCATTCGCTGCGTTATACGTTCTAAATCTCAAAACATAGGATTCACCTACAACACCCTTAAACGGAATCATTAATTTATCGCCTAACTTAACTTTTGCCGATTTCGGTCTATTCGTTAAATATTTGCCATCGAAGGTAGATATCGTTTGCTGCCTGCGTTTGAATACAGGCGGAATCCAATTATATGCCTTAACATTACCTGATGCCATATTGAGCGTGGTAATGCCTGAGTAATCCTCACCTACTCTGATGTTATACGTTTGCGCTATCTGCCCCGATGTTGATGGCTGAGATAACAGATACTCAGGTTGAACACTTGACACAGGTGTAAACCAATCAAATGTGATTTCGTTCCTAACCACATTGGATGCGTTAAAATATCCTTTTCCGTTTGTAGGATCAGGGAAAACTTTTGTTCTTACCAACTGCAACCCATTAACGAAAACATCAAAAACAAACTTAAAATCCGTTTGCCCTGAGTTATTAGATGAGGCAATATGCCATAGGTCATCCTGAACGCTTATTTCGCCTGATGGGTTAATTAATGATGTTATACTCATTGAAAAATATTTATTACAATCTCTTTACCTAATATGTCGCTCAATTCTTTTGCCGCTCCGTCTAATGTTTCATTCAACACCGGATTAATAAAATCCCTTTTCTTAATACCATATTTTTTGATATTGTAAATGAGCGTGTTTAACTTACTATCTGCCTCGCTTATCTTACTAAATTTACGCTCATTCCCTACGCTGCCGTACCTCTTAACATCCGTTGCCGTTACTTTCGCCTTACCTGAATCTAACCACCTTTTAACGGATGCTCTGCCCTCTGCATTCATTCCGTAATTCTTAAACTGATACGGGCTATCAGGCGCATTCGCTGAGGATTTAACCCCCTTTACCCCCTTATCTACAAACTTTGCATAATAAGGAAATAAGATGTTTAACGTTACCTTATTCGCATCCGTTTCATCAATAATAAACTCTACCTTATCAATCCCTCCCGATGCTACTATGTTTTTTGCGTTTGTTGTTTCTATCCAGTTATCCTTAAACTTATTACCTAACTCAGCCAAAAACGCCTCAATCGTGGAACTTACTTTATCGTTAAAGTTTTCCGCACCTGTACCCTCTAAAAACTTATCCTGCAAAACTATCTTTTGCCTGCCTGTGATATTAGCCATTCAGTTTATATTTTTGCATCATCTTTTTTTCAATCTCATTATCTACCTCCCTTTTCATTTTCAAACAGCTTAAATCATTCAGGAACTGAATAGTAGGCAATTCCCAAACCTCATCTATACTGATATTTTCAAACTTTGATACCAGTTCGCCATTACTGAGCCATCCAAAAGCTCGCATAAATTCTGCACTACTTCCTCCACTTTCGCCCCATCCTCCGCTATCGACTTGAAATAAATAATTGAATTTTGAATTGATTTCGTGAAAACTGCGTAAAAAAAAAGACAGGAATGGTAAACTACACCAAAATCCATCTCTAACATATCGTTTGCAATCTGTTCGTGATCCTTCTTTTTCTTTGGCTGTAAACCTTTATAGGTCATTCGCATCGGTGTAACCATCGTTGCCATTATCTTGTGCATATTTCCGATAATATCATCGCTAAACGTGGCTATCTCTACATACCTACCTGCGTTCATTGGTGGCTTTGCGATATCGTAGTTGATGAAATACAATCTATTTTTTACCCATACCCAGTTACGTGGCTTGCCTAAATTCATATCGCCTGTGTACTTCGCAAACTCTGAGTTAATCTTTTGGCATAGTTCGTTGTACTTTCCGATAGGCATTTTATCCACCTCATCCTGATTCTTTCCGGTTAAACATTGCACCAATAAAGACGATTTTTCAGCCTCATTGGTTTCAATGTTGCTGATGGAATACAATTCCTGAAACTTTCTTACTGAAATCTTCATAACTATAAATATAAATTTGTGAGATTATTTTCTAAATAAATCGGTAAACGCCTGCATACTTATGCTCATTCCTACATTTTACCGCTAATGCCAACGCATTTACGCAATCATCGTGAAAACCTGAAGGCGAATTATACCTTACCCCTGTCGCAGTAAACTGATACTCAAAGATATCCAATTCTTGCCGTATTAACCCATCGGGAAAACCTACCTCCTTTTTATGGATTGTAGATGCTAACAACTCCATCAACTGCTGTTTACTCGCTGATGTGTATTTGAATCCGTGCATAGCGTTAAAATGCTTTTGCAAATCCTCAGTAATGGCATCCCCTACGCCTGTACTATCAATTATGATAGGCTTGTTTTTCTCAATCTGTAAAATCGTTTCTCTTGTCTGCTTCCAATCTTTTTGGAATCTGTCAAAATAACAAACATCCCCGTTTGTGTCTAAACCTACTATACAAGTCCAGTCAACTGATTTAGCCAAATCAATCCCATAGAATGCAGGTTGATTCGTTGACATCGGTTTGAGGCATTCCTGAATGTGATTTGATCCAAAGGGATTCGCAGCGTTTTCCATAGCATTCGCCATATACTCCTGCTCAAATACTGCACCCGGTAATTGCCTCCGCGCATCGTCAACCTCTGACCTATCAATATAAGGGTTATCGTATGTGGTAAACTTGAAAGACTGCCAATCTGTTTCGCCACCCTTCATAAATAGCGAATAGAAATAGTTTTTACCCTTTGGTGTTGACAGAAACAAAGCACGCCCTTTGTAGTCGGTTAAGGTAGGTCTGATTGAGTTTAACCAACCATCCTCTAAATTAGGGATGAACGATGCCTCATCTACTACGACTAAATGAAATTTGCGACCTCTGAGATTATCTAACCTTTCCCCTGTGAAAAACATAACGCTGCCATCATTCGGAAAATTAATAATCAAATCAGATTTATTATTCTCAAACGGAATCGTTTTGATAAGTTTATTGAAGAATGTTTTTGCCAGTTGATAGGTAGGTGTAATGTAGGCAACCGCATTGCCTTTCATTGCCTCAAAGATAATCTCTAACTGAGCTAACTCAGATTTGCCAAACCTACGACCACACATAACAACCCTGAAACGTGCAGGGCAATCCATAATCGCCTGCTGATTCTCGTGTAGTTCAGGGATGACTATTTGCATTAAAGTATTGTTTTGCCCTTAGTAATAACAAACTCAATCTTACCCGTATTCTCAACGCTTGACGTTTCTTTTGGCTTTCCGTAGACACGTGTTAATAACGTCTCAAGTGAGTATAACGATCCTTTCTGCAAACTCTTAACCATTGCATTCGCTATCGTCTTTTCCAATATCGTTCCCTTCGGATTATCATACACCGCTTTCAGTTCGTCTAAATCCATTGCCATCATATTTTGAATCGTATCGTTAATCTCTGATAATTTGTACCCTGCATCTTTCAACACAGATACATACTTACGAGGCCTGCCATCTTTGTTAATCCTTTCAGGGTATTTATCAAATCCATCTCCCTTTTTTAGGTTATCTAATTTGTTTGCCATCGGTTGTTTATCGGTTGTTTATCAGTTTTTTTTATACTCTAACAATTCATCTGCCTTTTCAATTATCCAGTTATTAATTTGCCCTTGCGAGAATGTAGCAGAGATAAGCAGAGCGTTGAATTGTGTCATTATCTCATCTAATGTTATATCGTCAGATGTTTCAATCGTTGCTGAAATGTCGTAGTGTTTTATCGTGAGTTGCATTTTTCGTTATGTTTATCTGTTAAAAAATCTATGAATTGCTTTTTATCGCCATAATTGATGTGGCATTGTCTGCATAGTGCCATAATGTTTCTGATGTCATCTGCCCCTGCACTCCCTCCCATACCCCTACATTTGATATGGTGTATATCAACTGCGACTGAGTTGCATACTTCACAAAGTATTGTATCTGATACATCATAGCCGAAATAGTTAAAATAAATTTTAGTGTGTTTTTTCATAACGCACTCCGTTTCTTTTTATTTCTAATGTAGGATCAAGTTGCAGCATCCTGTCAACAATTACCTGACAATATTTAGGATCTAATTCCATCCCGTAGCATTTGCGTTTAAGTTGATGAGCAGCGACCATTGTTGAGCCTGAGCCAAGAAATAAATCCAATATTGTTTTTGATTCTTTTGCATATTCATTTATGCACCAATCAGCTAATGCAATCGGCTTTTGTGTTGGATGTACTCTTTTTTCGCCCATCTCACTACCTTTTATCATTCCATGCCATTGATGTCTAAATACATCTACTTTAACTCCTTTATTTACAAAAGCTAATTCTGCACCACTAAAAGTATCTCCTTCTCTTTGCTTATCCCAAACTAACCAACCAAATCCATTTGGTAAACAAGATGAATAATAATTTGCTCCCCAAAATATCATTGTTGCATCGCTAAATAAAGATTGACACAAATTAAAAGCATCTACTGCAACTGTTACATCATTATCTCCTAATATCTCACCAAAATCATTTTCTTTAGCATTACCTTTAATTCCTTTACCACTATGTGAGATTCCATAAGGAGGGTCTGTGAATACCATATCTGCTTTCTCTCCATTCATCAACTTTGCAACTGAATCTGAATCAGTTGAATCACCACACAACAAACGATGCTCGCCTATTTCAAATAAATCCCCTATAACTATATCCGTTTTTATTTCATCAGGTATATCAAAATCATCCTCAGCCGCCTCTAATTGCACGGGTTTGAAATCAGGAATATCTAAACCCCATTCTGTTAATTGTATTTCATCCCAATTATTAGCGATGTCATCCCAATCCCATTCCCCATAGCCTATATTATCTTTAATAACAAACTCCTTTCTTTTTTCCTCAGTCCAATCATCAGCCATCAAAACCCAGTTATCAGGTATTTCTTTGTAGTCTAATTCCTGCAATGCCTTTAATCTCATATTACCGCCTAATGGATATATTTTACCATCTACATCGGTAACGCATACCATAGGTCTTTTTTCAATCATTTCAGGAAAATCCTTTATTGACTGAACTAACTTTTTGAATTTTTCATCCTTGATGATTCTCGGATTCTGAGGATTGCTTTTGATTTTTGTTATTTTCATCTAATAATTTTTCAATGTATAATGAGGCATCCATTAACTCCTGCTGTAAATGAATCAGGAAATTGTCGGTGTTGTTATCCTCCAATGTTGTGCCATACTTTTTAATACCCAGTTCGCTACGCTGAATATATTTGTGTATTAGCTGTCTTACTATCTTATCTTTCATAAATATACCAATCTTCAAAAGGCCCAAAATCACACATAACATCTGCAACGGCTAACGTATATCCTAACGATTGCAAAATCCTACGAGATGGCTCAACAAATCTATTATCTAAATAGGCATCTGTTTCGTAGGTAATAACTCCAAACTTTAATTTTGTCGTTTCTAATATCCTCATCAGGCAGTTAAATGTATTCTCTGATGGCTCAATATCTAACTGCAAATAATCAATCCATCCTGATTTTTGATAATTATACGTTAACGCATCTGCAATAATTAGCGGATTCTTTCGATAGTTATTCCAATGGTGTACGTTCTTATCCTCTATATCAATACTAATGCCTGTCCATCCGTTTAATTCTAACAGATACGTATTATTGATGTGTACAGGATGAGAGGCACCGATTTCCAAATAAGTGCCGTTTGCTCCTATTCTATCCAATACAAATTTATCCTGTCCTGCTTGACTATACATTTATTATTGTTTCACGTGGTTGTAATAATGATGAGCAGGTGTGGCCCGGTGCCTGCTCCAATCTGTAATTAATCCCTAACCCCATCGCTATCGTTGACATAGCAGAATAACACCCTGTAAACATTACGGCTTTCTTAATCAGATGTGCCGCCTCCAAAAAATCGCAGGGAAAGTATTTTACTTTAGTTTGAAACTTGTCATTAAATAACAAATATTCCTCAGGGTAACCTATAAAAAATACCTCATCTGCTAATGTGTAAAGATACTCAACCTCTTTTGCCCAGTTGCAGTTGGGATCGGCATAATTTGTTGTCCTATTTATTACTGCGTATCTGATGCCGTTTATTATATTGACATCCTCAGGCAGCGTTAACCAACCATCCCGATAAGAATAATCAACAGGTATTTGCTGCCCTTGAAAATGTGCCTCAATTAAATTCTTATGATGCCCTGCGTGCTGTCTGAAATTATCTAAATCGTGAGCATATGACGGCTTTAATTCTGACCATTCAACGGAGGTAATATATGGCTGCACCTCAATCAGTTTAGTAATTGATTCTGCACGCTGTTTGTGGAAGTTAGTTATCATTAACTTACCGCCACCCATTGCTCGGATTGTTGGCAGAGAAAAAACAATATCCCCTGTTGCTCCCGAATGTGTGAAAACTTTATTCATAGCTTTTCAATTTCAAATCTTACCTGCTCCCAATATAGAATCCAATCCTGTGAGCATCCATTTTTAAGGCAGTTCTGTATTATCTCGTTGATTGTTATTATAGCACAACTTTTTGCCTGTAATATGCTACCAAAATCAGGGTATTGAGTTCCCTTGAATTTATCCATCAACTCCAACGCTTTTTCTTTTGGATTCATTAGTTTGTTATTTCGATTGTATCTCCTTCCTCCATCATATAGTAATTGATCCCGTAGTACGTTACTAAACTGCCGTTAATGTTTATTGTAGTAACGTAAACAGGTTGACCTTTTACATTTGTGTGTACCTCTTTTTTTACAATGTAACCCTTCAAAACAGGTTTTTCAGTTGGAACTTCGCAGGATGCGAGCAATAAAATAAAGATTAATTTTTTCATTGTGTTATCAGTTTTGCATATTTAATTATTCCAGTTAACTTTTCGTGAATCACTACCTTAAAATCTACATCATCAATAAAACGCTCCTCACTTATGAATTTTGCATCATCAGGATGCAATAACATTAAATGCTGCCCTTGTTCATTCTCATAGGCAACTAACCACATACCATCAATGAGTGTTAACCTGCCACGCATTGCTCGTAATATTTATAGATAGTTACCAACATCTCACATACACACACGTGGCAATTTTGATTATATTCATAATTCGGATGATCCACCCGGTAAGCATCTACAACCTCATTTCTAATATGTGGCGCAAATCCGACAAGTTCCTGCGTTTTCATATACATATCATAAATGTGCTTATGCTTTAATAAGGTCTGCAAATGCGGCTTTTCGGGTAATGTTAACCTCTGAGAGATTATATTTTCGCTTTGCCCATTCTTTGATTTTCTGCCCATATTCTAATCGTGCTTGTTTATCGTTAATTAAAAAGTTCAAATGCTTATACCAATCTGATTGATTATACACCCACAAAACAGGAGCATCAAAATCATTAATATATGGCTCAACCGCTGAGCAGATAACAGGAACTCCCTTAACCGCTGCCTCCAATAACTTCAAATTAGATTTACCTGCAGCCCAGTCTGACCTTAACAAAGGTACTAACATAATATCTGCCTGCTCATACATTGACATATATTTATCAGGCGTTGTGCCTTTCAGGATCGTATGCTCTAACTTCTTTGAGTTTGTAAAATAAGACACCATTTTATCCCATAGCCATTTGCTCAGATGATTTTCATCATTATAGCCACCAATAACCATTTTTATTTTATCCCTGTGAGCCATCAACCTACGAACAGGATTCTTTAATATCTCTAAATCGCCCTCGTGAGTTATGCCACCACACCAAAAAATTCTAATCTTTTCATCCTCTATTTTTTCATCTGTGAATTGATAGGTGTCAAACGGAATGGCATTAGGTAAGATAATCACGTTTTTATTAAACTCATAAATCCTGTTTGCTAACCTCTGATGTGTGCAAGTAACTAAATCCGCATCTCTTAGATTCTGTTCAATGCGTGGATTCATTTCCTGATAATCGTAGTAATTCAAATGATTTGAAGGTAGTAACCAGTCATCATCCATATCTACAATAATCTTACATCCTAAATCCTCACGCACCCTATCAAAATTTCCATCAAATTGCGAAACCCGATTGTATAGTAAGATGTCATATTTTTCAGATAGGATTTCTTCGTTAGGGTAGTTTGTTATTACACCCTTTACCTCAGGCATAGTAATTAGAGGCAACACAACACGATGATAACCGCACCCTGAATTTGGATGACTTAACCCTAATACTCTCACGGCAGTTTATTTAAGATGTATAAAATACAATTAGCAATACAACCTGCACCGAAAATGATAATTAAAAAAACGCTTACAATCTCAGGCAGGCAATACAGAATCATTGCAACCCATACCGGTAAACAGGAAAAACAATCTATCGGCTTAATCCTCTGATGAGGCATTAACTTGAATCCTGTCTTTATCGCTGATGGTATCTTTGCGATATGTATAAAATAGAATGAGAAAAATAACGATGCGAGAATTATAGTTATCATTGATTATTAATTAGATTTTTTAATTGTTTTTTTGTTTTCTTAACTACATCAAAAACGTGTTTGTGAGGCAACCCGAAATACTTAGCCACCTTTTGACAATTTCTCATCTCAACGTATTTAGAAAATATAATTGATTCGTGCGCCTCATTAGGATTAAGTGTTAGTTTTTTATCTAAATGCTTATTTGCAATATCAGCCGTATCTATCCAGTCCTTAACACTCGTTAACTTAAAATACTCAACCGCTTTGCCGACATCATTTTTTTTGTACTTGTAATAAAATGGCGAGTTGTTAGACATCCCCATATTTATTATGATCCGTAAAACAAAGGCATTCAGATTACCATCACTCTTTAACTGAGCGAGTTTTTGGCAGTCATAGGATAAGAGAATTAAAGCAAGTTCCTGCCTCAAATCATCCTGTAATTCAGATGGCTTAACTTTTGCGATAAGGTTGTTAATCTTCGCATCCTGATAAATCTCAACGATTATATCATTACAGGGATTCACAGATTAAAATTAAACTTTTATTTTTAATATTTCCAAAACATCTTCAATTTTTTCTATAATATGCACCTGCCCCATCCACCCGGTGTGAAATTTAACCTCTGATTCTGTTAACTTTTTCTGCGATGCAGATTTTTTGCCGTCCTTAATCTCAAACAGATAATTAATGCCTCTAAACCCTACAACGATATCTGGAAATCCTTTTCCTATTTCGTGCGTGCTAAATACTGAGGCAAATGGTATATGCCTGATTTGGTCAATTATCTGCTTGTGGTTTGCATCTGTTCTTTTGATCATTTATTTTTTTTTAACAACTCTCTTTTTTTTGAATCAAAATAATAAATAAATCTCTTTTTTGGCATATCATCACCTATATAAATATGATTTTTATTTGCTGTTCTTTGGTATATTACTTTTTTATTTGTTCCAGCATATTTTTTTACTTTTCTACTTTCACCATCATAAACAAAATTTGATGCTAAATAAATTGTTCCTTTATGACCTTTATTTGAATCTGACCAAGTTACAACACCTTCATATTTTGGATATTTCTTTTTTAATGATTTTAAGCATTTTGAAATAAACCAACTTTCTGTATTTGTTTTGTATTCATCATTAACCCACATTCTACTAAACTCTATATATTTTCCATCGTATTGAATCCTACCATTTGAAAAAACTGCGGCACCTATTGCATTATACAAATTTTTTTTATTAAATAATCCATAAATGCAAAGTATTCCAGCAGGCATAGATTTTAAGTAATGATGTGTTAAAAACAAGTGCTTAACGCTTTCCCATCTACATTCCTCAAAAACACAATCTCCATTTAATATAGAATTATGTAATTCTTTTTGATTGATCATTTGTTATAGTATTCACGCACTACAATGCGCTTAAAATTAAAATCAATATTTAATACCTCCTGTTTGCTGATGTCTTGAAATCCGTTTTTCTTAGATTTCATAAATGCGCCATATTCCTTTACATCGCCAAACTCCGCATTTTTCTTTAACTCACTTTCCCTCATTTCAATAGCCCTGCGATAATATTCAATCTTTTCATCTTCATCAATAATCATTAATCCTAACTCAATAATCCAATCATAAATGTAACCCGGTATCATATTAAACGCAGTCGGATTTTTACCAAAATCCTCAATATCTTTTAACTTTTCCTCTTTTGTCATTTTATATTCTATTTGTTTTGGAATCTCAACAGGAGCATCTTTTGCCAGTTCGTTGATATAAACCCTGTATTTATCCATTATCTCAGTTAAGTAAGGCAAAGTAAATTGGTCATAAACGATAACATCAGCATCAATCCTTTTTTGAATAGCTAAATCAAACGCTAACACAATTTCATCTAACTTTTTCTGCGGGTAGTATTCCCTGATTTTTTGAAATAGTATTTTTGATTCAATCTCTGAAGGCATATTTTTTGACCGCAAACCAACCATTACAAATATTTTTGCGAGCGTTTGACCTATTTCAGCATCTGTGCAATCTGCTATCCTTTTTGACTTATTGGAATTGATTTGCCCAATTAACGACTGATTCAATTCGATCTGCATTGTTAGTGGTTTTAAGTTCAAAAAATCCCTTCCATCCGTTTGCGATGGATTGGTTGATTATTTCTATCGCATTTGATTCTATGTTGTTTGAAAGTTTGGCTAATTGATTCAAAGATAATTTTTCTGATGATCCTGTTTTATATGTAAACCTATGGCAATTTTTTTTGTAATCTTTCCACTCATTCCATTTTTTAATAAAAATATCTGAGTTGAACGGATAATCTAAATTTTCAAAAATTTCGCTTTTATTAATACTTATATCTTTATCCTTATCTTTATCCTTATCTTTAATAGTTTCGTAACTATTATCTAATGGTTCTGTAATCATTACGTAATCATTACTGAATAGTTCACTAACTAATTCTAAAAGGTTATTTTTTTTCAGTTCATTAACCACAGAAATTACCGCAGGTTTTTTTGAGTTTAGCGTTCCATATTGAAATTTCAGGAACTTTGGAATAAACCATATGTTATTGATTTTCAAAACTCTACCGCTCATTATCTCAATTAAAACTTTCTCATCTATTGAGGTATTGCACATCATATTCATCAGGTTAATTGATGGCTTGCATATCCCTGCGTGATTACAATTATCCAGTAACCATTGCCAAATGATTCTGTAATCATTGCTCAATGATAGATACCAATCATCTTTCCATTTTTCGGTATCTGTGAATCTCTTAGCCATTTTTACCTCCTTCATTTTTTATTTTTTGTAGTTCAAATTGCAAATCCAAAATAAATTTTTCAAAAGTTACTAAATCCAAATCTAATTCAAATTGACAATCACTTTTATCTTCATTATAAAATCCAATACATATTTCATTATCTCCTATATAATGGAAATCAATTGATTTTTCAAAATTTCCATCTAAATAGAATTTTTCCGTTGGCATAAAATAAAAAAGGGCTGCATTGGTAGAAGCAATACAACCCTTTGAGGTTTGAAATAAATTTCTTCTCGCCTTCTACATCGTGAAGAAATCTTACGCTAATATACAAAAAAATCTACAATCTACTCAACGAGTTATGCACACACTTAACAACAATCTCAGATAAAGTAATATCCGTTTTTTTTGACTGAGCAAGCATATCGTAAAACATCGTTTCAGGGATATCTATCAGGATTTTCTTATAACATTCATTATCCTTTACACGCTTTGATATTACGTGATTATAATAATCTAAATGCCTATAAACGCACAAATGCAGATGTTCCAGTTTGTGCCTCATATCATCGTAAACATCTAAATACTTTCTCATCTCATCACGTGCGTTAATTACAGATGAATGATGCCTCCCGAATAAATAACCTATCTTTTCAATCGTTAAATCTAAACGTCTATTGTTTAGCAGTAAATCGTATATCATCATCCTGCCCATCACATATTCTTTAACCCTTCCCTTTTTAGTTATAGTGTTCGGATTAAGATTAAGATAAAAAGAGGCAATGTGTATTATATCTGATGGCGTGTAAACGCTTGTGTCGTCTTGCTCTAATGGATGCCTCATTTTATCATTTTAAGTTTTAAGCCATCGCAGATTGATGGTTTGAATTTGAAAAAGTTTTTATAAGTAGGATTTTGCAGCACAAACAAACGGCTGTAAAACGCTTTCATCTCATTAGATATTTTGAAACCTGATTTCGCTTTTGTCATCGTTTCCCATCTTACCCGGTTAATTATCATCTCTGATGAATAATATGGTCGTTTTGAGTTTATCGCCTGAAATGCGAATTTCTTATACATCTCATAAATCTGAGGATTCTTTTTGTGGTAATCGATTCTGCCTTTAAGTGTCATTTTGTTGTTTTTAAGTTGTTAATTGAGGTACTAAATTTATTACCTTTTTCGTTGCAGACAATAACGGCAGGATGATGATTAGCGATGATGTAAACCCTATCACCACCTTTGCCGTAAATTGTTTTTTTATTTGCTGATTTGACATCATTTATTAAATACATCCAGTTCATTTACTGATTGTTGTTTTTACTGATGATGTAGATGATTTTGATGGCGGATAAATACGCTTAACTACCCCTTCCTCGTCAACGATTTCAATACCTTCTATCGGTAGCGTTTTCAGGAACTTTTCACGATCCTTAATCTGCTCATCCAATGCCATACGCTTTACGATTAATTCGTTATATGTATCATCCTCGCAAAAAACATAATCGTATTTAACGCCAACCTCTGCCAGTTCCATTTTTGTGCCTGTGGCTGTTGTGTGAGCGTTGCCATACTTAGCAACTTCGTAAGATAGGTAATTGTAATACTCAGGATTGTCCTTTAATTTCTTAATGAAAAACTCCATCTTTGTTATGAACTCGTGAGTTTCAAGTATTCGTCCATTATCTAACAACTCATTAACGCAGTTATCTGCAATCTTAGCAAGTTCCTGTTTGTTGTAATCTTTCTGAATTTGTGGTAGCATAGTTGAATAATTTAGTTTTTAATGATTCTTTTCCTCCGTTTTTTTCTACATCTATCTCTGAGATGTAGATACTGATTTGGATTTTTTTAAGATGTTTCGGGATTGGCTTTCGCCCTCTGTTTTCTGATTTCATTTTTTAAGGTTTGTTAATGTTTGTTTTATTTCTTTACTGAGTTTATATTTTTTCTCTACCTCTGAGATTTGACCTCCTCCGTTGAGGTATGCGATAACCTTTAAGAATGCCTCTGTGTCCTTGTTTAGCCATTGCCTTTCATCTGCTGCCTCTGGTGTTGATTTTCCGTGTGTGGCTGCGTTGCCGTCATCATCCTCATCAATATTTAGAGATAATACGGATGCGATTGCATACCTGCGCTGATAGGTTATAGCTGAACCTCTGCCCTGTGGATCATCCTTAGCAGGTCGCATTGAATATTCCCCTGCGATATACTCCCCTGATTCGTGCATTAATATGGTAGTTAACCCATCTGTTCCTGTCGGGAATTGTGAGATAGATAAACCGCATTCAATTAACGGCTCGTTGATGGCATCCAGTATATTGGTTAAGGATGCGTAAGTAGATTTGAAAAATGGGTTTTTCGCATCTTTTTTGATTTTGTCAACTTTCACGTGAAACGTGATTAACGCTTTCGCGATTTGCTCAATGGATTCTGATTTTTTCATTGTGTGTTTTTTATATTGTTTCTGAAATTAGGGTTTCTACTTTATTAACTTTTTTACTTTTGAATGATTCAAATAACGCTATAGCTTTATGCAGTTGCTCTTTTTTCTGTAATTCAGTATATCCATTATCGCCTCCGTATACTGATTCAATGTAAACATCATCAATATAAATGCGGTAATAAACATCATTATTAACTTTAGTTTCTTTGATTAGTTCGATTTTCATTGTGTGTGGTTTTAGAGGTTGTCAGCAAAGCAGCCTAATAAAGCAATCAGGATGCAAATGATGATTAATAAGGTTTCGTTTGTTTTTGTGTTTTTTTGTTTCATTTTTTCGTTTGATTTTATGATAGTTCAAGTGTTTCACGATATACTAATTCCCAATCAATAGGACCAAATACTGCCTCTATAATTTCATCAGAGGTAAACATATCAGTTACATCAATTCGGCTATTTTCTGCCTCTATAACAATGCTGATAATATCGTAATCATTGCCGTTACGCCAGTCAACGATAATCGTGGCATCGTAGTTGTTGAATTCTCTTGATGTGCTTAGTCTCATTTTTTTTCTTTTCATATCATAAAATTTATTTATTTGATTGTATTGTTGATTATACAAATCATTTGAATATTCATCTTCCCATTGATTCATTGTGTTTTGTTTTTTGTGTAAAAAAATAAGCAGTTTGAAGGATGCTGCACCCCTGTATGATTAATTATTTTTTTGTAAGTGTAATTTGATTAAGATAATCACAAAGTCAATATCAATTGTTTTGTTGAATGCTTTGTATTGCTCAAGTTCTTTAATTAGTTGCTCCATTTTTTAGAAATTATTTCTGATTTAATTAATTTACCATTTTTTTTATTGAAATAATTATCAATTAAAATCTCTTGATTACCTCTTATATTTAATATACTTATCACAAATTGATTTTTATTTTTTGGTATTATTGTAAAAGGTAGTATTTCTTTAGTAAATGTAGTATTGACTTGTTTTACTGCAATGTCTATTATATTGCTTTCAACTTCTGCAACATTTGATTTTAAGTTTGTATTTGTCATTTTTTTTGTTTTTTGTGTGATTGATTATGGATGTAAAATTAAAGGAACTTTTTGAATTACAAAACTTTTTTTCCTTTTTTTTTCAAATATTTTTTAGTTTACGCTGAAACCCTTGAAAACATTATGTTATGTAAATAAAAAAAATGTGTGAGAGAGTCGTGAGAGAGTGCGAGAGAGTAAGTTATTTGTATAATTTGTAGCCCCTACACCCCCCACTACAAAATAAATTTCCGAGAGTTGCCGACACTTAACCGAGAGTTAATTAAAATAAATATCCCCCCATAGAAATGGAGGGATTACACACAAAAAACTAAGCACCTGACATAGAAATATCAGGATTATTTCTAACCTAAACCCTTATTCGTCATCATCTGTTTCAAATATTTCGTCATATAATTCGCAGATGCAATTATCTAATATTTTCAAACTCTTACGCCTGATCCTTTTAATTCGCTGTTCATCAGATTTGCTCATTATCATCGTATCGTAATTATCAACTACCGATAACGCAGAACACACGCTCATAATATATTCGTGAGCCGTAACGAAATCTACCTGCAAATCTAACTCATTTTCGTCATTCGGTAACTCCTGATTATTTTGCTCTGATAAAATCATAATTAAGTTTTACGTATTCTTTATTATTTTTCTGAAATCTATCATAATTGACTTTCAACCACCACGCACCTAATGGCTTTGGCATCTTTCCAGTTTCAATATGCCAACCTCCGTATCCATCCTTATACTCATCTTTATACGTTGGCATCCTGACGTGCCATTGCTCTTTTAATGATATTCTGCCTGTATCGTGTAACTTTTCCTGCATAAAGCAGATGGTGTATTGTTCGTGAACGTGTCCGCTTATCACTATATCCGCATCAGGTAAATACATTGACTGCCTCGCAGATTGTATAACGCCCTTTGTTATAGGTCCACCGCCCCCGTGTCCGTGAAAATACTTAATAACTAATGATTGATTACTACCTTTAGCCCTCTCAAATTGTAACCTCACATAACCACCATATCCTCCCATATAAACAGGATTTGCATTGCCTATATTTAACCGCTCAACTAATCTCTCAATAAGATTCGTTTCGTGATTTTTTAAGATAGCAGTTTCGTGATTACCTTGACCGATTACCGCTATCTGTTCCCGGTATGGCATCAACCACTCCGCAGCCGTTTCAACCAATGAATCTAAATATTTTGCCGTTTGGTGTTCAGGTCTTACTTTACTTTTATCTGAACGTTTATCATATTTGCCCTGCATAGCACAAAAAAAATCACCGATAAATAATACCGATGCTCCCTTTTCTTTTGCCTCTTCTAAATGTCGTTTCATCATTTCCCTATCGCAGTCAGGGTTATCCCAATGATGGTCAGACGATAAAAGAAACCAATGCTCTTTCTGTTTATCACACGAAACTTTTATGTGATGAACATTGCGATTTACCTCAGTTATTATTTTCATAGTATAATTTTACCTCTGCCTGCCGTCTGCGTGTCAAACCTCTTAACTCCATCAACTTACCGCCTACACGTGCCTTATTCCATTTCATAAATTCATCTGCGATTGTAGGATCGTTTGGATTTAACTTAACTTTTTTTCTCAGCGTTGATTTATTAAACGCTCCGATTCCTAAATTATAGATAAACGATAATAACGCATCGGCCTGATTCTGATTTACATTTAAGCCTATTAATGCGATTGCCTTATTATTTAACTCCCAATGCAATAAAACCTCTGCGCCTTCCCTTGTAATCTTTTCGCCTAACTTTACTTTTCTGCCATCGTTCCACATAGTGCTGCCGTATCCGATTGTAGGAACTCCTGCCGGGCAGATGTATGCTTTATCATAAAATCCCTCAAACTCCTTAATCAAATCAACGCATTTCTGTGAAGCTTTCATTTCTTAAAGTTTAATAAGATTGATAATAATAATGCAATCATTAACGCAATTATCCACCATAAAGACATAACATAATTTTTATTACGTTTCTTTAACTCCTCATTTGCCTGATTTAACTGATTTTGTAATGATACATTACGAGCTGAATCTACGATTGTTTTGTAGTAAACTATCGGTTTTAATTGTATCTCATAGGTTAAATGCTCAATTAATCCCTTAGCCCTTTTTAACTCTTTTTTGAGCGAATCACAGCCGTTATAGTATCTTACTATTGTATCTCTTAAAATCCTGTTAATCGGCTCAGATTCTCTCAGGATGTATTTTAACAGCGTATCAGTTTTATATATGTATTCAATCTTTTCTGATGAATCAATTTGCAATGTTTCACACGGGAACCACTCACTAAACTTTTGAGCCGTTAACGCTTTGTGATATACATACGCTTTATTCATTTGCCTATCTGCTTTCTTTGCAGTATAGCAACCCGATAATAATATAATAAAAATTAAATAACGCATAATCAAAATGGGAGCGGATTTAACCGCCCCCTTTTTTTACTTCACATCTTTTTTGAAGAGTTTGCCCTCTGAGTTAGTGAGCAGGTTTTTCATAAGGTACGCAATGGCTGCAGTAAGTGCTGTTGTTGCGATGGCAGTCCAGTCAAATGCCAAACTACCTGTTTGTAAAGTGTTGTAAACGATTGTTAAAACTGAGGTCAATACGGCTACTGCCAAACCTTTGATGAAATCGTTAACATTCAAATTCAGAAACGTGCTGTTCATAATTGTCTATTTTTCGAGTTGAGAAATACGATGTTCGTGATCCTTTACATTTTC